CCCACCCACAAAAAAAGCGGAAAATGGGGGGTATTGCATTTCTCAGATACTTGTATAGGATAGGGAGGGGAAGGCGGGCTAAACTATATATGTATTTTGAGGAAAAAATTATGGCTGAGGAACATACGGTTGAGTACAGGTCTATTGACTATTATTCGATGTGCGAAAGATCTAAGGAAAAGATCAAAGCTATGCAGGATGCGGGCTTTTCTACGCCTTATGATGCTAAATCTACCCCTGAAGAGACTGAGATGCCCAAGATGGGTGGTTATTCCGTCATTATGATGGGTAAATAGTTCTATTAGGTGGATGACTGCCCTGTTCAAAGCGATGTAGAGTCTGCGATAGACTTTACCTGGGAGTTATTATTCTTATCGCCTTGGGAACTGGTGTATATTGGCATCCCTATGTCCGTGCTGGCGTTTTATGTATTAACCATTTACGCCATCTTTAAAGCGATACAAAAGAAGTATTCGTAAGTACTTACTAACCTTGGAGGCCGCATGGATACTGATCCTAGCGATAACCTTGAAGAAAAACCCAGACGCCGTGGTGGTCCTACCAGGGCTGAAATAGAAAGTAAAAGTGCCAAAAGACATAACTCAAAGGGTGGTCGTGGCAAAATAGGCCGTCCCAAGGGTGATGCGGGGATTATCAACGAATATAAAGCCCGTATGCTGGCCTCTCCCAAGTCCCGTAAGGTCCTGGACTCTATTTTTAATGCTGCGATGGATGATGAACACAAGAATCAGGCTGCGGCGTGGAAGCTGGTCATGGATCGAATCTTACCTGTAGCCGCATTTGAAAAGGATATTGTCCAGAACGGGGGCAAATCCGCTATCCAGATCAATATCACGGGTGTTGGTTCTGTTTCGGAACCCACTATTGAGCCTACAACCATTAATCAGACCACTATTGACGGCGATTCCGGTGAAATACTTCAAGATTGAAGAGTTTGACTGTCAAGAAACCGGCAATAATGAAATGAATTCTTTATTTTTGGGTCGTCTGGATGAATTACGGGCCAAATGTGGCTTTCCGTTTACGATTACCTCTGGTTATCGCGATCCCAAACACTCCATAGAGGCCAAAAAAGAAAGACCCGGTACGCATACTCAGGGTATTGCAGCAGATATTAGGGTCAATAATGGCGCTGAACGCTTTATTTTGCTTAATTACGCCTTTGAGATGAGTTTTTCGGGAATTGGCGTGGCAAAAACCTTTATTCATGTTGATATACGAAATTCAAATCCGGTAGTGTGGCTTTACTGATGACTCCTGAACAGCTAAATGCATGGCGAATAATTCCAAGATTGCTAATGTTTGCAATGATTGCTATGACCTATCGCACGGTCGAGTGGTTTATGTCGTTGCCTGACCCCAATCCTGAGCAGGCTGCACTAGTAAGCGTAATGACAGGGGCCTTAACTGGTGCGTTTGGTCTATTTTTGGGCAAAAAAGAATAATGAAACAGCTTGTTTTAGATGCTTGTTGTGGTGGCAAGATGATGTGGTTTGACAAGGACGATGATCGGGCTGTTTTTGCTGATTGCCGAAATGAGGTAATGGATGTAAGCCATTGCACAAGCAATCCTGGCAAAAAAGAAGTTTTACCAGATGTGTTGCACGACTTTCGTGACATGGATTTTCCTAATGAGTCATTTCATCATGTGGTATTTGACCCGCCCCATGTCAGGGGAATCTCAATGAAATCCGTGACAGGGTTTTCGTATGGCTCATTGGACAAGAATCGCTGGAAAGATGATTTAAGAAGGGGTTTTGCTGAATGTTTCAGAGTTTTAAAGCCTAATGGCACATTGATATTTAAATGGAGTGAAGTTGATATTGCATTGAAGGAAATTTTGGCTTTGACCCCCGAAAAGCCTTTGTACGGGCATCGTACCGGCAAAAAGGCAAACACCCATTGGGTGTGTTTTATTAAGCATGGCTGAACTTAATGTCAGCCTATTGCCGTGGCAGGAAGAGGTTTTTCACGATACGACCCGTTTTAAGGTAGTTGCTGCAGGCAGACGTACCGGAAAGTCCCGATTAGCCGCATGGCTGTTAATTATTAACGCTTTGCAGACCGAAAAGGGGCAAGTTTTCTACGTCGCACCAACTCAGGGCCAAGCCCGCGACATTATGTGGCAAACCCTGATGGAACTGGGCCATCCTGTTATTGCTGGCTCTCATATCAACAACCTCCAGATCAAACTGGTCAACGGCACGATGATTAGCCTCAAGGGTGCTGACCGGCCGGAAACCATGCGTGGTGTGTCATTAGGCTTTCTTGTCATGGATGAATACGCGGACATGAAGCCCGAGGTCTGGGAGCAGATCCTCAGACCCGCCCTAGCAGACCAGAAAGGTAGAGCGTTGTTTATTGGAACGCCGATGGGCCGTAACCATTTCTACGAATTGTACAAGTATGCCGAACTGGGTGATGACGAAACCTATAGGTCGTGGCACTTTACGAGTTACGATAATTCTATGCTGGATTCTGGCGAAATTGACATTGCCAAAAAATCCATGTCTAGTTACGCCTTTAGACAGGAGTTTATGGCTTCATTTGAAGCTAGAGGCTCTGAGATGTTTAAGGAAGAGTGGGTTAGGTTTGGGGAAAGCCCAGAAGAGGGTGATTACTATATTGCCGTTGACCTGGCTGGCTTTGAGGATGTCAATAAGAAACGAACCAAGAATACAAAACTGGACGATACTGCGATTGCAGTAGCAAAGGTAAATGAGAATGGCTGGTTTGTGGAAAACATTATCTACGGTCGCTGGGGCCTTGATGAGACGGCTACAAAGATTTTTCAGGCCGTCCGTGACTACCGACCCGTCAGTGTCGGAATTGAAAAAGGAATCGCCAAACAAGCAGTAATGTCGCCGCTTTTAGACTTGATGAAGCGGTATGGCACGTTTTTCAGAGTTGAGGAATTAACGCACGGAAACAAAAAGAAAACTGACAGGGTGATGTGGGCCTTACAAGGAAGGTTTGAAAACGGCTATATCACCCTGAATCAAGGCGAATGGAATGTTAAATTCCTTGACCAGTTGTTTCAGTTTCCAGACGTATTGACGCATGATGACCTGATTGATGCGCTGGCGTACATAGATCAGTTGGCTGAAGTGGCCTACGACTATGAATATGAAATCGGAGACCACGAAATCTTGGATGTGGTAGCGGGATATTAAAATGGCAGATGAATATAGCCCAGACCCGTTAATGGCCGAACAGTCTATTGAGGCTTGGGTTATTAACAAATGTGATGATTGGCGCGATTATTACGAATCCAATTATCAGGACCGCTTTGATGAGTACTACAGACTCTGGCGCGGTCAGTGGAGTCCAGAAGATTCCGAAAGGGCTTCAGAACGCTCAAGGATTATATCTCCTGCTTTGCAGCAGGCCGTAGAGTCAAATGTCGCAGAACTGGAAGAAGCGACATTTGGTCGTGGCAAGTTCTTTGATATTGCTGATGATGTAGTTGATGCGCAAAAGCAGGATGCTTTGTTTTTACGAAACAAACTCTCTGAAGACTTTGAAACCTGTAAAGTCCGTAAAGCTGTAGCGGAATGCCTGATTAACTCAGCCGTATTTGGCACGGGTGTTGGTGAGGTTGTCCTAGAAGAAATCAAGGAAATGGCCCCTGCTACTGAACCTATTATGGGTGGCGACCTTCAGGCGGTAGGTGTCAACATTACCGACCGTGTAGTCGTAAAGCTCAAGCCGGTATTACCTCAAAACTTCCTAATAGACCCTGTAGCAACCTCGGTTGAGGATGCCTACGGTGTTGCGGTCGATGAGTTTGTCAGCCGTCATAGCGTTGAGATACTTCAGGAACAGGGTGTATATCGTGAGGCAATGATTGAATCTGCCGCTCCAGATACCGATTTGGAACCCGATCAAGACCTGACCATCTACAATGATGACAAGGTTCGTCTAACTAAATACTACGGCCTTGTACCTAGGGATCTTTTGGAAAAGGAAGATGTCGAGATAGAAGAAGACTCCATGTATGTCGAAGCAATTATCGTGATTGCTAATGGTGGCGTACTACTCAAGGCTGAAGTTAACCCCTACATGATGAACGACCGCCCTGTCGTAGCATTCCCTTGGGATGTAGTCCCCGGTCGATTCTGGGGTCGTGGTGTCTGTGAAAAAGGTTATAACAGCCAAAAAGCATTGGATACAGAGCTTAGAGCAAGAATTGATTCACTAGGCCTTACGATTTACCCAATGATGGCTGTCGATGCCACTCGGCTTCCTAGAGGCGCTAAGCCAGAAGTTCGCCCCGGTAAGATGATCTTAACTAACGGAGATCCGAGTGAAGTACTACAGCCGCTCAACTTTGGGAAAGTCGACCAGATTACGTTTGGTCAAGCCGCTGCGTTACAACAAATGGTACAACAGGCTACAGGGGCGGTTGATTCTGCTGGAATCGCAGGCCAGGTTAATGGTGAAGCAACGGCCGCTGGCATCAGTATGTCTCTCGGCGCTATTATCAAGCGCCATAAGCGTACTCTTATTAATTTCCAGCAGTCTTTTCTCCTGCCCTTTGTAACTAAAGCGGCACACCGTTATATGCAGTTTGACCCCGAAAACTATCCCGTAGCAGATTATAAATTTGTTACTACCAGTACTTTGGGGATTATCGCCAGAGAATATGAGGTTTCACAGCTAGTCCAACTGCTTCAGACAATGCAGCCGGACAGTCCTGCTTACTCAATACTAATGCAAAGCATTATTGAAAATATGAACCTCAACAACCGTGAACAGTTGATTGCGGCTATGCAACAGGCGGCACAACCTAACCCGCAAGCCCAGCAGATGGCAATGCAGGCACAACAGGTACAGCTTGCCCTACAGCAAAGTCAGGCTGCAGCACTCAATGCTCAAGCTCAAGAATCTCAGGCAAGAGCAGGCAAACTCGCAGTAGAGGCACAACTTGCTCCTGAAGAAGTTGAAATAGAAAAGATTGAAGCTGTTACAAGAAACCTGAAGGAAGGCGATCAGGACGATAAAGAGTTTGAAAGAAGGCTGAAGGTAGCCAATACGCTTTTGAAAGAAAAAGAACTGGAGATGAAAAACGCCCCTGCTGAACCACCAGAAAGAAATCCTAATGAAGACCTTGAAAGACAGCTTCTAAGCCAGCTTACGGGATAAATCATGTCTGATATTGTTATCTCGGCGGCTTTAACCAAGATTGCGACAGAGCTTGAATCGCTAAAAGGCAAAGATGGTGAAACAGGACCGCAAGGTCCGAAAGGCCCGAAAGGCGATAAAGGCGATCAGGGTCCAGCAGGACCAAAAGGTGGCGTTGGGAAGCAAGGCGACAAAGGCGAAAAGGGTGACAAGGGAGATAAAGGCACTAGCGTCTCCAATATAAAAAGCGACCGAATAGATGGAAGCCTTACATTCAGGTTTTCTGATGGCACTGAGCAGACTGTAAGTCTTCCTGTTGCTAAGGTTAAAGATAAAAATGGTGGCTCAAAAACTGTTTTAGTCAGACAGACTGTACAAGGTGGTGGCGGCGGTGGTGGTGGTGCTGATTTATCAGCTATTAGCGAAAGTATTTTGCCCGACACCAATGAGGCTTATGAC